TTTGGGTTTTTTTTATTTTTTGATGAACTAATCGTTGTTCTAAATATATTTTTAAACATAATTTATAATATAATATAATAAAATAAAATATTATAAAATTGAAATGCTTTTTTATAATGAAACAAATATACATAACCATCCAAAAAATAAACGTTAAAAATGTCAGCCCCTTTCACTGAAGTTCAGGAAATCCAAACTCCTTCGACCCCTTTGACCCCTTTGACCCCTTTGACCCCTTTGACCCCTTTGACTATGTATACGGAGTTCGTCTCCGAAAATATCCAGTCCGAGGAAATCCCGCTCGCTCCAATCATTGTAAATTGTAAAGAATTGAGAGTATTGCGACAAAATGTAAATAATGATAATGTATTGAGAATTCTGCGATCAGAAAATCCGACCGAAAAGGATCTGCGTTTGAATTGCAATGAAGAAGAATTGAAACGCGTTTTGGAATCGTCAGAAATGAATTTTGGCGAATTTATCCAAGAATGTAAAACGAGCATTCGTTATGCGAAATTGGCGGCTGGTCGAATTAGCATAAATGCGTCTCGACAAGGGGCCAAAGACGAAACTTTGATCTTAGATATATGCAATCGGACGTCGGAAAAACTCGGCATTACCTTAACAAACTTGCCGAATACCGAATCGCGTCCCACAAAAGACGGCAGAATCATAGGTAAAGATGAATATAAAAAATATAAAAATAATAATAAAAAAAACGATTGCTTAAAATCATTTGATGGTAAAATTTCGGGGAAAGTAAATGGTTGGGTATTTGCCAAGATTACCTTCACCAATGGCGGGCATCAAGATAATGTGTTCGAAGAGGCGCATAATATGGGTCAGTGGTTTACCCAATACGGAACCCCCGACGAATTGTATATATTGTTAATAGATACTGATTTAATGGATCAATTTATAGAATTAAAAGAAAAATACCATAAAAATAATATTTTAGTTGTCAATCACGTGGAATTCCAAGAATATTTGATTCGTACCTATACTGCTTAGAGTATTTTGACTACCAAGAGTTTGTATTGTATATTTGTGTATTTTGTGTATTTGTGTATTTTGTGTATTTGTGTATTTGTGTATTTGTGTATTTTTATTGGAGCGAGCCGGAACCGTTAGGTGTAGGTGAGCGAGTGAACTCCGCGGTTCACGAAGGGAACGAAGGTGTTTGTATCATTCCATCCAAAATATATTCTACGATTTGGTAAACAAGATCAAATGAGATTCGCTTTCGCGCGATATCTTTACTCTCGCGATAATTAGTCAAGAACAATGAATGATATTTCGTTCGATGACTTTCCAAGAAGTTGTTGAATTGTTCCACTATTTTTTGTTGTGTTTCGATGTTTATACTCGGTTCTATAATTAAAGTACAATATGTTCTGGCGCTTTGGTTAGGAGTTTCATCTATATATAGATCGGCATCGTTCACAAAAGATAATCCGATTTTACTTTTTTCATTGTCATCAATGCACTTTACCAATATATTCGTGTTCCGACTAGACCGGTTTTTAGTGGTAAGCCTCGATATTTTATAATGATTTTTTGTTTTTAAATTGTATATTTCGCCGCCGATCATATAGTTGTTTGCGTCATTTAATATGGTTGATATTTTTACATTGGTTGGATATATACTGATGGGAATGGTATTATTTGTCATGTTATTTAATTCTTTCACACTAAATTGAAAAGAACATACCGTCGTTGTCGTATCATCAAACACCTGTTCTTCAAATATATTAAGATGAACAATATCATATATATCCAAAAACGCTTTTCTCAGTTCAATGTCTGCTTTTCGTATAGACGACCAGAAATTCAGTGGGATGATTATAATGCCACCAATTGCTTTATTCGACAATATTTCTTTCATAAAACATTTATACAAATCATTCACGTCGTATTTATCAAACAATTGCTTGTCTTTTGATTTATTTCGAGCCAAATAAGGAGGGTTTGTTATTATAAATTTGTTTTCATATAGGGGAGGATTTTGTATGGTGTCGCATTTTACTATAAAATCCCGTTTCGGTTCAATATCAAAACATTCGATGGTATATTTTTGTTTTTCTTTATGTTTTTCTTCATGTTTTTCTTCTTCGATAAATTGTAATAAATCGGCATTACCTGCGAACGGTTCGATGATATTGACAATATTGTTCGGAATACTCAAATTTTGCAGGATATATTTTTGATTTGTTGTAAAATATTGCCCGTGCGCGTGTTTATGGTCTTTTTGATCCGTTTGTTTTTTATTCATTTGATTATTAATTACCTTTTATTATTTTAATATAAAAAATATTTTAAATCAATTTTGTTATTTTTTATGTATAAATTTAGACCACGTTCTCGATGGGTCCATATATTTATTTATATTTTTCAATAATACATTGCGGAACGAGTTTATCACGCAATGCATCCAATTTTTTGAAACATTTGTTGATCGTAACCTCGCTAACACCGCAAATTTGTTTAATGTCCCATTTTGAAATGGCCAAATTACATACATTCGCAATAAAACAAATTATACCCGCCGCAATAGAATGCGGCGTATTATCGTTAATTATATTATTTTGTTCCACCTTATTGGCAATGAATTTAGATAACATAGTAAGTTCGTTATTTATGTTTAAACGACTACAATATCGCTCGATAAATGAACTGGGAGTCGTACTGCATAATTCGGAATGTGGAGCATTTATTACATTTCTTTCTATATTGTACAATATATTTACAGCCATCGAACACCCATTTGTCGCACTCGTTTTGTCGAGCCGAAATATTTCAGCAATTTCGTGGGCAGTGCGAGGGCACCCATTAATGCGGCACGAAATATAAATCGAAGCGGCTTTGATACTGTCTCGGTTCATCCCGCGAAACATTTTTTGTTCGGAAATATCTTTATGTATAGCCATCGCATCATCGATAAATATACGCGGAATGCCCGCATTTTGTGCCATAATGGTAATAAACTGAAATTCATCGTAGAGTGATTTTTCGCGATGAGGCATCGCCCCCCATTCCGTCCATTTGCGAATGCGCTTCATTTCATAAGAGGATTTAGGATTACATAATATTTTACATCCAAATGACGATTCAACCAAGAGTGGATTAATTGGGTTGCCACATCGGGTCGGATCGGTTGTATTTTTGTCGTCCGCGCCATAAAATCGCCATTCGGGAGAATAATCAAGCGTGTTTTTGTAAATAATTCCACACGAGGTATTTGTACATGTTGGAAACCCGTCCTCCATAATCATTAGCACGTGATTACATAATAAACATAAATGAGTATTTATTCCGTTGTCATTTGAGGCGGAGGGTGCAGATATTGGGGTTGTTGATGGCGACGACGATTGTTCTTGATTTTTTTCTGATTCATATAAACATTCTATTTTATTTGAATTATTTGCAGTTGTTTTTATATCCGCATCAAATATTGCCCATAACTGCGATTTATTTTCACCTGATAGGACGTTTTTCTTTTTTTTGGTTTTAGAATTAGGGGTAGATTGGAGCGAGCCGTAGCAACCATGTAGCAAAGGTGAAATCGAGTCTCCTGTTGGAAGATTTTCGGAATTTACATTTCGGTGTTTAACACGAATTGTAATTAATTTATTTGATGCAATCATTGGGTTATAATTATATATAATTTGTTTTAGCTATAAATCAATTTTACAACTTTTTATATCTATTTAGTATTATATACTATCATCGAATAAATTAAAAATGGCGTGTCAAGTACTGGAAGTATCACCGCAAGACAAAGCGACTTTAATTAATGATTTGAAAAAAGAGTTTGCCAAACAATTGGGGGAAACATTAGCAGATTGTCCGAATTCTAAACGAACTGGACTACAACCAGTTAGGGAAATTGTAGTCGGAATAGTCAAAACTGGGGTAGACAAAATATTTAAAGATAATAAACCAAATGAAGAAATTGCAAGAGCGATTGGAGAAAAAGTGGGAACTGTTATTAAAACATCTGATAATAACGCCGCAATATTATTGTCATTATTGGAAGATCCAAAATTTAACCAGACAATAAACGATATTATAAAAAATATATTTATAAGAGCCATTTTTGAAAAAGACGAAAAAATGATCAAGGATAACTTTTTAAAATTCGTGAAAAATACTTTAGATGACCCATACCCTCTGATTAAAAAATCAACCAATAATACTCGTAGTTTGTAGTTTGTAGTTTGTAGTTTGGTAATTTTGATAATATTTATATATCTTTATATATTAGAATTTAGAATATAAAGATATAGATAAAAATGAATTTTGCAGCAATAAAAGACCTTGCTAGTGCAAATATGGGTAAATTAGATATAGGCGCATTAAGTAGCGGATTATCCGGATTATCCTTACCTGGTGCAAGTGTAGCAAAAGATGGTATAAAACCATCTGAAAATGCATTGCCGGTAAATAATGGTAAATTAAATTTAACCGCATATTCACAGGATCTAGTAGATCTTTTACATAAAAAAATTGAAGATTCGACCGACACAATAAAAAATGAAATGATAGCTGTTATTGGAACTCATTTAAATAATTCAAAAAAAGAAATTATTGATTCAATTGTTATCCCCACTCAAACTATTGCCAAACTTTTAGCACAACAATTAGATGGAACAAAATCTTTTCAAATTTTCATTTATGCTTTATTAAAAGATAATTTTAAATTGTTCGAAAGCGCAATTATAGAAACATTTAAAAACCAAGGTTCGAATACATATAGTAAACAGCTTGAATATAATGAAAAAAATATAAATACCCCTGCAATTATTAATAAAATCATAGATAATTTGAAAAATCAATTACACGGCGCACTTCAATATTCCAAAAAAAAAGAAGGTTTGTTTAGCGGTGGTAAATCGATTCGGAACTGCAAAATATGTAGTAGTCGAAGGAAGTCGAAGGAAATGACCAAAAAACGCAAATCACGTAAACTCCTTCGATATGCGGCGCACATCTCCGGAGTTCAGTCGCTCTCCTCCGCTACCTTCGGTAATCCGGTTCGCTCCAAACTCAATTAAAGTTTCCGAGCAACCGTATTACCGCATGATCCAAACCGACTGGAAATTTGGTTTACAATCACGACAACCGTTTTTCTATTTTTTCGAACATTTCAGGATTATAAACCAAATTTCCAGTCGGTTTGTATTTAGCAATCGGAGTATATTCTTTTTGTGGTTTTCCATTCGTATTATTGCCATTTTTGTCGTTGAATAATTTTGAATTCAGATTATCCTCGGACCTTTCATTATCGGCATCCGTTTTATCCACCACTTGGCCGCGCTCGTCCAAGATTAAACCGGTTTTCTTTTTGTATTCGTTTCGGACATATGATGGGATCCAATTTGCCCACGAAACGAATAATGTATTTGGATGCATATAACGAATGTGAAATTTGTTGGTTTCTAATTTTGAAATAATATACGCAATGCATTCTGCTTTGTCGTAAATCGGTTCTCCGAATATATATTCCGGAACTACAAACCAAATATGTTTGTCGTTTGTTTTATTTCGTGCGGTCAATGTTATCCGCTTATGTATTCGGTTTAATATTTTATTAAAAATCGATACTTGTTTCAGATCACGTTTTTGTTTATTGTCATATAATTCATCAATGTTGATTTTGCCAACAGTTTCTTCATCGTCAACAAATAAAAAGCATGACATTTGATTATGTTATTATGTTATTATGAATATGTTGTTTATACTAAACTTTACTATACTTTATTATAGAATATAAATTTTGAATAAAAATATATAAAATGACAATCGGTTTTTATATATTTATCGAATCTTGGTAATTTTCTGTTTCAGCTGTTTGATTATTTGTAAATGGATGTTTCGAATAATGAGATTGGATTATTACCTACAAATACAAATACAAATACAAATACAAATGATCCTATTATCAAACATATTGTTATCGCCGGAGGCGGAATTTCAGGAATGATTGCTTACGGTGCACTGCGCGAAAGCCATTCTCTTGGTAAATGGAATATAAATAACATTGAAAGTATTTACGGAACATCGGCAGGTGCCATTGTAGCTGTCATTATAGCGATGAAATATGAATGGAAAATAATCGATGATTATATAATAAAACGTCCTTGGCAAAATGTTTATAAATTTGATATGTTTTCGATTATGAATTCGTTTCAGAATCGAGGTATTTTAAATATCAAATCCATAGAAGATTTGTTTTCCCCCTTGTTTCGCGGACTTGATATTTCGCCTAATGTTTCTATGCTCGAATTTTATGAAATAACAAAAATCGAACTGCATTTATTTGCAACCGAAATCAATCAATTTGAACTGGTCGATTTTTCATACAAAACTCATCCCGAATGGCGCGTAGTAGATGCGATTTATTGTTCAACGAGTTTACCGATATTATTTTCACCAACAATGAAAGAAGACAAATGTTATATCGATGGTGGTTTTTTGCTAAATTATCCTATGCGCATATGTATTGATAATGTCTCAAATCCGGATGAAATTCTTGGATTGCCAAAAAAGAGCATTAATATATCAAATAATAATTTAAAAAGCGACTCGTCGTTGCTTGATTATTTATTGTTTATTATTCATAAATCGTTGTCCAAAATATTTTTGACCGATAAAGGAGTTCCGGTGAAAAATGAAATAATTATTGAATCCCCGAGCGCGATTTCTATTTATGAAATATATGTTATGGTATCTTCTGCGGAAGAACGGGCTAAGTTGATCCAATGCGGTGTAGATATCGCACGGGCGACATATGGATTGGCGCGAACCGGATTACCGAAGGTAGTGGAGGAGAGCGACTGAACTCCTTCGATGTGCAATGCATATCGAAGGAGTTTGGCGGTTAGTACGGAACCGATTGGAGCGAGCCGGCTACCGAAGGTAAGCGTAGGTGAGCGACCTAACTCCGGAACTTTAGTGAAGGAGTTTGTGCCATCAGATGATAATACTTTGAAGGAAAATCCCGTATAAATTGTTTTATAAATTGTTCAAATATTTCTGGGAAACTTTACTGGGAACATTGGCGCCTCCTGCCCTTGCTCTGCGAAGTGCATCCTTTTTCACATTTTTGTCAGTATTTGAGACAAATGACATTGGAGAGGCGGTAACATTCAATGTACTTCCCATTTCGGCCATGCGTCGGTTGGCGATAATCTGGGACGCATCGCGCGAACCACCTATCCATTTTTTCTGCGGATATTGGATTACGACAGGCGTTGGGTTTGCGCCATATGTTTCCATAAACATTCGTCTACCCATTGCGAATGAGCTTGCACCGTCGGATGTGCTCGACTTCATTGGCATTGCTTTTTGAGAGGATAACGTACTACCTTGACTAATTCCGGGTTGAATATGTAAATCGGAAAAAGCGTATCCTGCAATTAATAATTCGGTTGTACTGTATCCAGCCGCCAACATTTCATCGGCGCTATATCCAGCAGCGGTTAATTCGGCTATTGTATATCCGGCATCTTTTAATTCGGTTGCAGTATATCCAGCATCTTTTAATTGGGCTATTGTATATCCGGCATCTTTTAATTCGGTTGCAGTATATCCAGCCGCTTTTAATTCGGTTGCAGTATATCCAGCCGCTTTTAATTCGGTTGCAGTATATCCGACTGCTTTTAATTCGGTTGCAGTATATCCAGCTGCTTTTAATTCAGCTATTGTATAACCAGCCGCTTTTAATTCGGTTGATGTATATGGCGATACAACATTTAGATTGAATAAAAATCCGGCTCCATTTACATAATTATCAGACGCAAAATTTATTTTTATTTTGGACGTAGTACTTGTTATATTTATTGATGATGAACCACTATTTTGATAAATTTGTGTTTCAACATTGGTAGTCGGATTAATTTCCCATATGGTTAAAAAATCATAATCCAGTTCAGTTGCGATCGAACCGCGTATTTGTATTATGTGGCCATTTAATACTTGGAATGTACGAGTATAATTTTCAACGCTTTCATAAGGGTCATTTACACTTCCACTGTCTAAAATGTAGTTTGTATTTTTTAATAATGTGGTAGTGGAATTATTTGCAGTGTTATTAAGTAAAAATACATTCGGAGGGTTTGACGTTATAGTATGAATCAAATCTTCTGAAATGGAACCCGCATCTATAATTGTCATACCTTTACCTCCACTTGCTACGGACTTTGTTAAATACGTATATGCAGTATTTGTTTCTGTATTATCAATTCTATACAATCCAATACTATCAGTACCTAAACTTAAATTATTTCGCAATGTAGAATTATTACTTAAATCTTTTAAAAATCTACTATACGTTTGGACTGTAAAACCGACATATTGTATCATTGCGTTAATATCTAGAGTTAATGTAAAATTCCAATTTCCGATCGGCTGATTGAATGCACGAGCATATTGAAACATACCAATCATATATATACATTTTGATGTATTCCAATTTCCGATCGGCTGATTAAACACTCTCGTACTATTAAACATATTTGACATATCTGTACAATTTGATGTATTCCAATTTCCGATCGGCTGATTAAATGCACTCGCACCTACAAACATAGACCACATATTTGTACATTTTGATGTATTCCAACAAGTTCCACTAGTATCTATCGGTTGATTAAATGCAGATGTTAATGAAAACATATTCCACATTTGCTCCACATTTGATGTATTCCAATTTCCGATCGGTTGATTAAATGTTCTCGTACCTCTAAACATAGCAGCCATATTTGTACAATTGGATGTATTCCAACTAGTTCCACTAGTATCGATCGGCCGATTGAATGCATACGCATAATTAAACATATTTGCCATATTTGTACAATTTGATGTATTCCAATTACCGACCGGTTGATTGAACACTCTCGCATTAAAAAACATCAAAGACATATTTGTACAATTTGACGTATTCCAACTGGTTCCGCTTGTATTTATCGGTTGATTGAATGCTGATGCATTATAAAACATACTTGACATATTTGTACAATTTGATGTATTCCAATTTCCGATTGATTGATTGAATGCAGATATATTTACAGATGGCAATTTAAACATACTAGACATATTTATAACATTTGATGTATTCCAAATTGCTATATTACCAAAATCTCCATTTGGTATTCTGCAATTATAAAATGCACCTGTAAAATTGGTATTGGATAAAATCGTAGGAATATCCGTAGGTGATGTTGGTAATTTTCCACTAAAAGATGCAAATATGCCATTTGTTTCAGTTTGACCAGTATTTCGGCTCAACCGCACTCCTCCAAATTGGATAATTTCAACACTCGAATGACTTAAATAGGTAGCTGCACCATTTTGACGAAATTGCAATCCATCGTTGCTACCACTATCCACATAAGATGACCAATTAATTGTAATTGTTCTTTTCCCATCGCCTCCTGTAGCAGAAACATTGTAGCTCAAATCGCGAAATGATCCACTCGTATTTATAATAGGCAGTCGATTAGACGTATTTGCTGTCCATTGGGCTGCTAGAACTTTAAAAATAAAAATATTACTCATTTATAATATATACTATATAGTATACATTATATTTTGATTACCGTAGTTTACAGTAATTAAGCATTATACTGCTAAATTCATTCATTTGGATGGAAATGTATACGAAGGACTTTCGAGCGTGCCGGACTACTGAAGGTCCCGAATAGACACGAATAATTTTAATTGGTTAGCATAGTTTCTACAAATTTAACCAAAGAGTCGCTTGATATTTTTGCGTCAAAATCAATTACGTCTCCCCCCTTTATCATTTTAATCGTCGGATAAGAATCGATCTTGTATTTCTGAATCAACGCAGAATTTTTGCTCGATTCTTCAGTGCAATTGGTGTCTATACAACTAACCAAATATCCATTTACTTCTTTTCCATCGTAATTTTGTTTAAATTTAATCCATTCGGGTTTTGCCTTGGTGCAATGAGGACACCAATCAACATTAAAAAAATGAATTTCCGCCTCACGTTGGCGTTGATTTTGATTAACGTAATCGCCGTCTAAACCCTCTTGTTGAGATTGAGCAAACCATTTATACCCGTATACACCTGCAATCGAAAATACAATGATCAAGCAAAAAATTAATATATATCGTTTATATGGTTTAATGTAATCGCGAAATAAAAGTTCGACGATATTGGGCATTGTTCTAATGTTGTAATGTTATAATGTTCTTATATAATGTTCTTATATTTTATTTTTGTATTTTTAGCGACATTTTATTGTCTCTAAATATTATTTGGAAATATTGTTATCTAATCATTAATATATCTATTTTACATTTTTATACATAATTCAATGGAACAATCAAAAACCAATTCAAAATCAAAAAGAAAAACAAAAACAAAAACAAAAAGAAATACGAAAACCAAATCGAACTCTGTTTATACCCGCAAACATTTTAAAAGCAATGACGGAATGTTGACATCGGTATGGGGACCTAGCACGTGGCATTTATTACACACAATGAGCTTTAATTATCCAGTTGAGCCTTCTTGTGAAGATAAGCGTCATTACCGGGAGTTTGTATGTAATTTACAATATGTATTACCGTGCGGAAAGTGTCGGAAAAATTTGCGAAAAAATTTCAAAAAATTGCCATTGATGTGGAAACATATGGATTCGAGACAAACGTTTTCCAAATATATTTATAATTTACACGAGGTTATAAATACAATGTTGAAAAAAAAATCAGGACTAACTTATGATGACGTGCGCGAACGATATGAACATTTTCGCGCTCGATGCGCGTTGCCAGTCAATGGTGAAAAAGATTCAACTCCTGCACCTGAAGTTATAAAAGAAAAAGAAAAAGAAAAAGAAAAAGAACCTACTCTTACTATACCCGCTGTTCTAGACGAAAAAGGATGCACAGAACCCATTTATGGTGAAAAATCGAAATGTGTATTGAAAATTGTGCCTCAGAGTAAAAAAGTGGATACCTTTCAAATAGATGAAAAATGCATAAAACGTCTTACACCAATAAAAGATAAATAAATATATTTAGTAAAATATAAACTTTTGATTATACTTTACCACTTCTAGAGATATATCCGTAAATATATAGTATTCGATATATATATAACGATGGAATACAATAATCATAATAATAACGTAGGACATAATCAAGAACATAAAATTAATAATAACGTAGGACAAAATCATAACCGTAATCAAGAACAAGAACACCATAAGAGTAATCAAGGACAAGGACATGAACAGGGTCAAAATCATAACCAAGGACATGAACAAGGTCAAAATCATAATCAAGAGCACGACCAAGGACCTAACCATAACCATGAGCAAGATCATATTGATCATAATCCAGATTATCCATTAATTCGAGCAAATAATGTATTAAAAAAAAAGAGGAACATTCCATTTTGGTCTAGAAATCCAAACGTTCTTTTTCAACAAGAGTATTTTTACGAATTTTTCCCCGTCGAATCAATGTCTTATAATCAAAAGTTAAACGCTGTTTCGCGAACGGTAATCGTTTTGACTGCAATCGCATTTGCTTTTACACGCAGTATACGACTCGTCGCTATTTCGGTTATTACATTGTTTGCCATTTTCTTATTATACTATCTAAAAGATGATGCAAACAAACAAGTTAGATTCGCAGAAACATTCGAGTCCGATGACCCAGCCATCGTTTATTTAAATAATAACGGAATT